TCAAAATTGCTCATCTTTTACTTCAATACCATTATTTAATACTGCTGCTGTTACTGTTATGAATGGTATGTTTACAAGTTGCGCATCTTTTACTTCAATACCATTATTTAATACTGCTGCTGTTACTAATATGAGTAGTATGTTTTCTGGTTGCACATCATTAACATTAGTGCCAGCTTTGGTTACAACAGCCGTAACATCATCAAGCAACTTTAGCTCTATGTTCGCCATTTGCTCAAGTCTTACAAGAATTGAAGCAAAAGACTTTAGTTTTACTTTTTCTGTTGCAAATTGCAAATTATCAGCCGCAGCACTTGACGAGATTTACACAAACTTGCCAACGGCAACAGGGCAAACAATTACGGTATCAGGCAACTACGGCACAACAGGCGATGACCCGACAATTGCAACAGCTAAAGGATGGACGGTATCAGGATGAACGACACTAGCGGATTTTACAAACTTGACGGTGATTTGTTATACGCACCTAATTATGTTCTTAACGCAAACTACGAGTTATATCGTGAGTTGCACGAAACGTACACTTACCCAACAGACGGTTGGTATTGGTTTGACACAGAGGCAGAAGCACGAGAATTCTTTGGCTTGCCACCGATTGAAGAACTATAATTAGGGTGTAAAATGCAATTTTTTGGCGGATTCTTTTTTTCAGGCAATTTTTTTTCCTCAATTGTTGTAACAATTCAAGAAACCCTGATTAAAATACGTTCGTTCACCACATCACGGAGAATATAAATGTCTGTCAATCTTAAAGCAATTACCACCCGACTTGGGTACCAACAAATTACATCATTAAGTTCTGCCGCCTTTTTGACTGTTCCGTCGAGAGACGTAAACGGGTTAAACCAGCGCCCTGTCATTGCGTTGATTACTCCTGAAGGTCAAGCTGTTCGCTGGCGTGACGATAATGTTGCCCCAACTGCATCTGTTGGTATGCCATTGGCTGTTGGCGTTACCCTCCAATATGATGGCGATCTGACCATGATTCAATTTATCGAACAAGTTGGTGGCGCTAAAATTAACATTTCTTATTACGCATAAGGTAAAAAATGAACATCTCTAACGATACCCCAGCACTCAATTATGTTGATTATTTTACCAAGCAATTGCCTGCTGATTTGGCGGCGATGGCTACTTTGCGTGATGAGTTGGCTATCCGTCAAGGCGCACTTTCTGCGGCTAAAGACACTGTGGCGCTTAAAGAAGCCGCAGCTAAAGAATTAACTGATGCTAAAACTGAAGCTGCCGCTTTAGTGGCAGAAGCTAAAGACATTTCTGTAAAAGCAAAAGCAGCCAAAACTGTTCAAGATGACCGAGCCAAAGCGCTCGACGCAACTGAAGTTGCTTTGAATGCCAAAATTGCTGCATTTGAAAAGTCTAGTGCTGCCCGTGAAATATCGGTGTCAAACCGAGAATCTTCGGCTACTGAATTAGAAACCAAGCTAAAACAACAAGCAATTGATCTGGCATCTAGCCAAGCACAACTTGACGCAAGAGTTAAAGCCTTCCAAGATAAAGTTGCTGCGTTAAGTGCTTAAAGAGGAATAACGTCATGGCTGTCTTTTTATCTCCGGTAGGCGGCGCTGCTGCCCAGTTTTTTAATAACAGTGGCGTTCCTTTGGCTGGGGGTAAACTATTTACTTACGCTGCTGGGACAACAACACCGCAAGTCAGCTATACAACTAACGCAGGCAATGTTTCTCACTCTAATCCAATAATTTTAGATTCTGCTGGGCGTGTGCCTGGTGGTGAAATTTGGATTACGTCGCAAGCGTACAAGTTTGTTTTAAAAGATTCATTAGATGTACTCATTGCAACTTACGATAACATTATTGGTATTGGCGCAGCATCTTACCAAATACAAAATTTTACTGGAAACGGCGCAACAACTGTTTTTACTTTATCGCAAACATCTTTTGGTGAAAATTACACCTTTGTTTACATCAACGGCGTGTATCAAAATAAAAACACTTACGCTGTTAGCGGTACATCGCTTACCTTTTCAGAAGCACCTCCGCTTAACTCTACAATTGAAATAATGTTTAACTAATTGGATGTATCATGGCAGATAAGAAAATATCCGCACTAACCGCAGCTACCACACCATTAGCCGGTACTGAGGTATTGCCAATCGTGCAAGGCGGCGCAACTGTTAAGGTGTCTGTTGACAACTTGACTACAGGTAAAAACGTTACTGTTGGATCGCTAACAGATGCAGGCAACCTCACCTTCACAGGCACAGGCAATCGGATCACAGGTGATTTTACAAGTAGTGGTGGGTTTGCTAATCGGGTGGCGTTTCAAACGAGTACAGCCAATAGTTCAACTAACATAGAAGTTATTCCTAACGGAACATCTGTTAGTTCCGCAATAAACTTGGAATCTGACCCAGCATTAACCAACGGGACATTTTTTCAAGTAGCAATAAACGGCGGCGTAGATGCTCGGATGGCATCTAACATCCGTGGCACAGGCACATACCTTCCCATGACGTTCTACACGGGCGGTAGTGAGCAAGTCAGGATTGATACGTCTGGCAACGTGGGGATTGGTACGAGTTCGCCTAACGCATCAGCAATATTAGATGTACAAAGCACCACCAAAGGTGTGCGTATGCCTAACATGACTACCACGCAAAAGAATGCTATTGCAAGCCCCGCTGCGGGGTTGATGGTTTTTGATATTACATTGTCAAAACTGTGCGTTTACTCAGGCTTGGCCTGGGAAACAGTTACTTCTATTTAAATTGGAAAGCATAATGTCTTTAACTAAAGCTACATACTCCATGATTGAAGGCGCAGCAGCCAACGTGCTTGATTTTGGTGCTGTAGGTAACGGCGTGGCAAACGATACCGCTGCTGTCCAAGCTGCTGTCAATGCTGCGGATGCGGTGTATTTTCCGACTGGCACATACCTTTTAGATACCGTCACATTGAAAGCAAATAGTTTTTTATTTGGTGACGGTGCAGCAACAATAATCAAGCAAAACACCATCACTAGCGCAAGTTACGGCACTTTTTTTGCAGATAGTGGTTCATCATCCACAACGGTTGATAACATTGTTATTCGGGATATGAGGGTTGAATCACCTAACATTGTTACGCCTGTGTTTAGTGAATTTCAACATCTTGTTGCTTTAAACGGTATTAAAAATGCGTTAATTGAAAATTTACATTTTATTGGTTTTTATGGCGATGGTTTGTATATTGGCTCTGGTGCAATTGGTGGGCAGGAACGGCACAATTTTAATGTTACGGTTAAATCTTGCTTTTTTGACGGGATTAATAAAGACAACCGCAATGGAATAAGCGTTATTGATGGCGATGGCGTTTTGATTGACGATTGCTATTTTACACGCTGCTCACGCAGCAATATGCCTGGTGCAATTGATATTGAACCAGATGCAAACATTTTTCATATCGTTAAAAACATTACGGTTAGAAATAATAAGTTTTTTGATATTGGCGGCAACGTCGCTGCCATTTCGTTTTTCCTGCCTGGGGTAACGTATACAGTACCGCCAGAAGCCTTTATCGTTGAAGGAAACTACATTGATACTTGTGCGGCAAACGGCATTTTGTTTGGTTATTCGCTTGTAGGCGGCATTTCAGAAAGTACTCACGATTTTGGAATTTTAGTCACTGGCAATTACGTTAAAAATAGCGTTCGACCTTTACAACTTGTTAACGCAAAATGCGTAACAGTTGTTGATAATGTTTTTAACTTAGCCCAACAACCAGCGTTTATTGGTTTTAGCACAGCAAATGACAATGTAATAGACGTTAAAATTGATAAAAACCGTTTTATAAAATGCGGTTCCGTTGGCGGTGTTGGTTTGACTGTTTTTAAATCAACAAGAGTTATTATTTCTAATAATGAATTTAACGATTGCGGAACTGGCGGAGCTGGGGCAAGTAACGCTATAAGTTTTGACACCGGAACTTCATCATCTGTAACTATTGCAAATAATAATTTTGTGTCGCCAACTGGCAAAACTTTGGTTGCCATATTAAAAGAAGCTGCCCATACTTTTACGCCTCAAACCAACATTTATGCAAATAACAGGTTAAATGGTTTAAGTAACTTTTTTGATTGGCGGTATGGTGATGTTCAATATTCTGCTTCTTCGCCTACCACAGGACCTTGGGAGATAGGTCAATATGTTTATAATTCTGCGCCCTCTGCGGGAAATGCTCAAGGATTTGTTTGTACTGTGGCGGGAACGCCAGGCACATGGAAAGCAATGGCAATTTTATTTTAATTTGTTAATTAACAGTTATTGCAGAAGCTAAGTAATTTGCTGTATATTAAGCGTACTGGTGCGCCCACCAGGGTTTCTTAGGAAACAAAAATGTCAGAAGAAGTAAGCCAAGCGGAAGTAAACCCCGCGCCGGAATTGGAAGCTACGGTAGCTCCAGTATCTGAAGTTCAAACGCCGGAAGCAGTAGAACCAGCAGAAGCGCCCAAAACCTTCTCACAAGAAGAACTGGATGCAGCTATTGGTAAACGGCTCGCAAGAGAGCAACGTAAATGGGAAAGAGAGCAGGCTCAAAGGGCGCAGCCCCAGATGCCAATTTCTGCTCCCGTAGCGCCAGAACAATTTGAATCGACTGATGCGTATGTAGAAGCACTTGCATCGCAAAAAGCCGAACAACTTTTGGCACAACGAGAGCAGAACAAGCAACAAGCTGAACTTTTAGAGTCGTATCACGACAAAGAGGAAAAGGCACGGGAGAAGTATGACGACTTTGAACAAGTCGCCTATAACCCAAACCTTCCAATCACTGACGTAATGGCTCAGTCGATTCAAGCATCTGATATTGGTCCCGAAGTGGCTTACCACTTAGGCGCTAATCCGAAAGAAGCTGAACGCATCGCCCGCCTATCGCCAATCTTGCAGGCTAAGGAAATTGGTAAGTTGGAAGCTAAATTAGCTGCCGATCCACCAGTTAAAAAGACATCTAACGCGCCAACGCCTATTAGTCCGATTACTGCCCGAAGCACGGGTTCGCCCGCATACGATACAACTGATCCACGCTCAATTAAAACGATGAGTACGTCAGATTGGATCGAAGCTGAAAGGATGCGTCAGATTAAAAAGCAGGAAGCGCTACGCAACCGCTAACTTACTTTTAGGAAATTATCATGGCTAATAGCCTTCTTACCATTGACATGATTACCCGCAAGTCTCTTGAAATCCTTGAGAACAACCTGGTACTCACCCGCAACGTAAACCGCCAGTACGACGACTCCTTCGCTGTTGAAGGTGCTAAGATTGGTTCAACCCTCCGTATCCGCCTGCCCGATCGTGCGCTGGTGACTGACGGTGCCGCCCTGCAAGTTCAGGCCGACAACGAACAGTTTACAACGCTGACTGTGTCTAGCCAAAAGCACATTGGTGTTAACTTCACCTCTGCTGAATTGACAATGCAGTTGGATGACTTTGCAGAGCGTGTCTTAAAGCCTCGCGTTTCGCAGTTGGCATCTTCGGTCGACGCCGACGTTGCAACTTCGTACAAAGGCATCTACAACGCAGTCGGCACACCAGGCACTACGCCTGCTACGTCGCTTGTTTTGTTGCAAGCCAACCAGAAACTTAACGAGTTTGCCACTCCGATGGATCAGCGCTACGCAACAGTTAACCCTGCTGCCAACGCCGGTTTGGTTGAAGGCATGAAAGGTCTGTTTAACCCAACCGGCACTATCAGCCGCCAATTCAAAAACGGCATGATGGGCGAAGGCATTTTGGGTCTGGACGAGATCAATATGTCTCAGTCAATCAGCAACCATACAAACGGCGACTGGGGTACTGCCATTACTGTGACATCTACTGTCGCAACTGAAGGTCAGTCAACTCTCGGCATCAGCTTTACTGGTTCGAGCAAAACATGGAACGTGGGCGACATTTTCACTATCGCTGGTGTGTTCGCTGTTAACCCACAGACACGTCAATCGACAGGCAGCCTCCAACAGTTCACCGTGACTGCTGCGGCAACCGGCACTTCCTCAGCCACACTGAGCATCAGTCCTGCTCTGTACACTGCTGGAAACGCTTTGGCTACTGTCAACTCATTCCCACAAGCTGGTGCTATTGTGACGATGTTTGGTTCAGCTACTGTTGGCTACCCGCAAAACTTGATCTATCACAAAGATGCGATTTCGTTTGCTACGGCTGACTTGTTGTTGCCACAGGGAGTGGATATGGCTTCACGCCAAGTTCACAACGGTATTTCGTTGCGTATCGTGCGTCAGTACGACATCAACAATGACCGCCTCCCCTGCCGTATTGACGTGCTGTATGGCTTTAACGCCATCCGTCCCGTCACTGCCGTCCGTCTCTGGGGCTAAATCAATGGGGGCTTCGGCCCCCATTCGTAACTTATTTAAAGGAAACTTATCATGGCACTTTCTAATGGCACAGGCGGTTATCAGGTCGGCGCAGGCGCAACTGACGAAGCAATTATGTTTGTTCAGGGCGCA